CAGGCAAGCAATAGTAAGGACTGGTATCATATAACGTATAAGGCATCACAGACAAAGATAGTGGATCAGGAAGAACTTGATGCTGCTAGAGCTATGATGACAGAAGATCAGTACAATCAGGAATTTGAATGTAGCTGGGTAGCCAATGTACCCGGCTCAATATATGGTAAGTACCTAGAAGAAGCAATGGAGGAGGGGCGAGTAACTAAAGTACCGTATGACCCATCTCTAAGAGTAGATACCTATTGGGATCTAGGAATTGGCGATAGTACAGCTATATGGTTTGCTCAGAATGATGGGCGTGCCATTAATGTAATTGATTATTATGAAAATAGAAATGAGGGGCTTCCACATTATGTGGATGTACTGCAAAGAAAAAAGTATTTATACGGAGATCATATAGCACCACACGACATAGAAGTCCGAGAGTTAGGATCAGGAAAAAGCAGAAGAGAGATTGCGTATGACCTAGGTCTGGATTTTAGAGTAGCACCAAAGCTACCATTAGAAGATGGAATACACGCAGCTCAGATGTTAATACCACGTTGTTGGTTTGATAGTGAGCGATGTAAAATAGGGCTGGATGCATTAAGGCATTACCATAGAGCCTATAACGAAAGAACTCGTAGCTTTCGTAACAGCCCTGTTCACGATTTTTCAAGCCATGCGGCAGATGCCTTTCGGTATATGTCTGTTGGCTTAAAAGAAAAAAATAACTGGAACCAACCTATGCAGAGGATGGCATCTAGTAGTTATAACCCTTTTACACACACAGGAGAAGCAGGATGAGTTTTTTATCACCAAAGATACCTACACCGCCACCACCTCCTCCGGCACCGCCTCCACCAGCAATTAAACCGGTAGAGCGTGCAGAAATAGATAAGGAAGAGGATCGATTAAAAAGAAGAAGAGGTGTTCGTGCTACAATGTTAACTGGGCCATCAGGTCTTACAGCAGAAGTAGATAATAGTTATAGCCCAACATTATTAGGGGGAAGTTAAGATGGGTGGATTTACGTCAGTTTTTAGACCAAGCAGCCCTGTAAGACAAGCAGTTCAACAACCCCCTAAACCTGCGGTGCAACCAGCACCGGCTATACGAGCAGAAGATGATAGTCCTAAATACAGAAAGAAAAGAAGAGTGTCAGGAGAGCGTACTACGATATTAACAGGAACCCAAGGGTTGACAGCAAGCGGAGATAGCACTTCTGTAAAAACCCTGTTAGGAGGATAGATGGCTGAAGATAAAAAAGCAGTTGCCATAATGCACCAGTTCAAAACTTTAGTAGATCAAAGGAGCAATTGGGAAAGTCATTGGCAGCAACTTGCAGACTTTATAAGTCCTAGAAAAGCAGACATAACCAAGAAGCGTACTGCTGGTGATAAGCGTACAGAATTAGTTTTTGATGGTACAGCTATACACGCAGCAGAAATGCTTGCAGCTAGCTTACATGGAATGTTGACCAATCCATCTACACCTTGGTTTAGTTTAAAGTTTAAGGATAGAGAATTAGATGGAGATGACGAAGCTAAAGAGTGGTTAGAAGGAGTAACCGATGTTATGTATGCAACGATCAATCGCTCTAACTTTGCAGAAGCAGTACACGAATTATATTCAGACTTAGTGGTGTTTGGCACCGGAGTAATGAGTATAGAAAAAGATGAGCAGAATGATTTGCGTTTTAGCACAAGGCATATAGCTGAATGTTACCTAGCCGAAGATGCAGAAGGTAGAGTAGATACAGTATATAGAAAATTTAAGATGACCTGCATTGCAATGAGAACGATGTTTGGTAATGACAACCTACCTCCAAGATTACAGAATATGGCAAGGATGGAGCCATACAAAGAAGTAGAATTATTGCACGCTGTGTTTCCAAGAGAAGCGTATGATGTAACACAGTTAGATACATTAAATAAACCATTTGCTAGCGTGTATATAGATCCACACGATAAGATAACAATATCAGAAGGTGGTTATGATGAACTGCCTTATGTGTGTCCAAGATTCCTCAAAGCATCTTTTGAAAGAGGTTATGGTCGATCTCCAGCCATGACTGCTCTTGCAGATACAAAGATGTTAAATAAGATGGCTGAGGTAACAATTCGCTCGGCACAAAAACAAGTAGATCCTCCTCTTATGCTCCCTGATGATGGATTTATGATGCCAATACGAACTGTGCCGGGTGGATTGAATTACTATCGTTCTGGTACTAGAGATAGAATAGAACCTTTGAATATAGGAGCAAATAATTCTCTAGGCTTGAATATGGAAGAGCAAAGAAGGAATGCGATCCGATCTGCATTTTATGTTGATCAGTTAATTCTATCGCAAGGCCCACAGATGACAGCTACCGAAGTGATCCAGAGAACTGAAGAAAAGATGCGATTACTTGGCCCGGTCTTAGGTAGACTACAAGCGGAGATGCTGCAACCTATGATTGAGCGTTGTTATAATGTTTTAGTACGTGAGAAGAAGTTTGCACCTGCTCCTGAGTTCTTAGCGAACAATGATGTAGAGATAGAATATATTTCACCATTAGCAAAAGCTCAAAGGTTTGGCGATGTACAGTCTGCAATGCGATTATTTGAAATGCTTGCACCATTATCACAAGTTAATCCTACAGTATTTGATTATGTGGATATGGATGGATTAGCAAAATATATTATCAGAATATTAGGCGTGCCTGCATCAACCATCAAAAGCGATCAACAAGTCGCTCAGGAAAGGGAAGTAAGGCAGCAACAACAACAACAAATGGCAGAACAACAAGAAGCTCTACAAACAGCAGAAGCCGCTGGTAAGGCTGCACCTGCATTGAAGGCGTTACAGTAATGCACGAGGATTACAAATTAGTATTTAACTCTGATGAGGGGCAAAAGATACTACAGGATTTACGAGAGCGTTTCTATGATAGAGAAACTTTTGTAAGAGGGGAACCAGATACCACAGCATACAATCAAGGAGCTAGAGGTGTTTTGTTCTATATTTTTAGACAACTAGAAGATTTTAAACCATTAGAGGAAAAAGCGAAAGGAGAGTAAAACATGGCTGAAGAACAACAGGTAGCGGAAGCTCCGGTGGAAACTGGGCAGGCTCCGTCTGAAGATTGGAAAGCAAGTTTACCAGAAGATATAAGAGATAATCAATTAATACACAATGCAAACAGTATTGAGTCTTTAGCAAAGACTGCAATCCATGCACAAAGTATGATAGGAGCTGATAAAGTTCCTGTCCCGGGAAAGTGGGCAAACGATGATGACTGGAATACTGTGTATACAAAACTAGGTAAGCCAGAAAGTGCTGAAGGCTATAAACTAGAATTAAAAGAAGGAACACAAGTTGATAAGGATATTGAGGGTTGGTATCGAGGATTGGCACATAAAGCCGGTCTTAATGATAGACAAGCCAATACTATTTTTCAGGAATACCTTACCAAAGAGGCAGAGATAGCTGCTGCGAATGCTCCTCCTAGTGAAGAACAATTAGAAATAAAAAGAGGAGAAGCAGAACTTACTCTTAAAAAAGAATGGGGTAAGGCATACGATAATAAAATGAAGGAAGCAAGAAACGTGTTAGAAGAATTTGCCCCTAAAGATTTTGATCAATTAACCACACAGGAAGGATTGCCATTGGGTAATGATCCTGTATTTATAAAAACACTAGCCAACATAGGAAACTATATCAACTCCAAACTAGGAGAAGATCAAATGATTGGCGGTAAAGAAGCACAGCAGTATACTCCTGCTGATGCAGAAAAAGAAATTGCAGCCTTGCGAGGAGACCCTCGTGATGGTGGCCCCTACTGGGATAAGAAGCATCCAGACCATTACAGAACTGTACAACAGGTACAGGAACTTATGGAGTATATGCACCCAGAAGAGGAATAGAATTTACAGAAGATCGTAAAGTAAGATAAGCGAAAGCCCTTACCGGTAGCTCCGACAGCTAAAGGTGATTAACCTTAAATATAGAAGTGTCCTGCGAAAGCAGGGTAGCAATTTGTTTTCTTAATATTATTAACTATTACAAAGGAGAGCGTTATGAGTACGCAAATTACTACAGCTTTTGTAAACCAGTTTAGCAGCAATATAACCATGTTAAGTCAACAAATGGGTTCTCTACTAAGAGAAGCAGTTGACGTGGAAAGCGTTACTGGTGAGAAAGCTTTTTTCGATCAAGTAGGTTCTGCTGTAGCACAGGTTAGAACTTCACGTCATGGTGATACTCCATTAATGGAAACACCACACGCAAGAAGAATGGTTACAATGTCAACCTATGAGTATGCAGATTTAATTGATGATCCAGATAAAGTCAGATTACTTGTAGATCCAACATCTACTTATGCCAGAGCAGCAGCAATGGCTATGGGTAGATCTATGGATGACGTAATCATTTCAGCAGCTTTAGGTTCTGCCAGTACAGGCAAATCAGGAAGCACATCCACAGCATTACCATCAGGGCAAAAGATCGCTCATGGAAGTGCAGGATTAACTCAAGCTAAACTAGTGTCTGCTAAAAAGATACTAGATCAAAATAGCGTAGACCCTTCAATTCAGAGATATATCATTGTATCACCTGAGCAGATTGAAGATTTATTAAACATCACCTCTGTTACTTCAGCAGACTTTAATACAGTCAGAGCTTTGGTACAAGGTGAAGTAGATACATTTGTTGGTTTCAAGTTTATCGTAAGTAACAGACTAAACACAGATAGTGATGGTAACAGACAAGTTATCGCTTTTGCTGGAGACGGCATCAAGCTAGCTGTAGGTAAAGATGTTACTGGTCGTATAGACGAGAGAGCAGACAAGTCGTATTCAACACAAATCTATTACTGTATGGACATCGGGGCAACTCGTATGGAAGAAGAAAAAGTAGTAGAGATAGCCTGTCAAGAATAGGAGGTAAATTATGGCTAATGTAAATCAAACACTAGTTTCTAACTTTGAAGCTAGTCCTATTGTTAAAAGCTCTTCCTCTCAATTAGGCGGGGTCATGAGAATCGCACAAGGTACAATAGCGTTGGCAGCAGGGGATTTAAGTGCAACTGATACAGTTATGCTTGCACCTATTCCTACTAATGCTTCTGTTGTTAGTATCAAGCTTTTCAATGACGATCTTGATTCAGGATCAACAAATACTTGTGATGTAGGTTTGTATAATGCAGACTCAAGCACAGTTACGGCTGTCGATGATGATGTATATGCAAGCGCCATTACAGATCTAAGAGCTGCTGTTACCACAGGTACAGAGGTTGCTTTTGAAGCAAGAAACATTAACACTATGGGCCAAAAGGTATGGGAAGATGCTGGTCAGTCATCAGATCCGGGCGGATATTATTATGTCGGTTTAAAGTTTGATGCTGCTGGTGATACAGCAGGAGACCTATCTTTTGTCATCACATACGTTGTTGATTAATAGGTAACATGAAAGGGGAGTTGCGTTAGCACTTCCCTTTCCTTACAAGGAATTTATTATGGCATCAGAAGTAGATATAGCAAACTCAGCACTCAATATGATAGGTGCATCTAACATTAACTCATTAACAGAGGATAGTGTTGCAGCAAGAATTATGAACCAGCGTTACGAGTTTGTACGAGATGCAGTTTTTCGTTCTCATCCTTGGAACTGTTTAGTGCGTAGAGCGTCTTTAGCAAGAAACA